ATACATATGGATTTTGAAACATTAAAATCATCATCAAGTAACTTTGATAAGATTACAAAGGCACTTGAAAAGAACCTCGGTCCCGAGGATCAAGCAAACAAAAACAAGTATCAAGACGATAGACTTTGGAAACCAGAGTTAGATAAAACTGGTAACGGTTATGCTGTTATTAGATTTTTACCTGCTTCTAATGGCGAAGAAATGCCTTGGCAAAGAGTATGGTCACACGCATTTCAAGACAAAGGCGGTTGGTACATTGAAAATTCATTAACAACTTTAAATTCTAAAGATCCAGTTAGTGAAGATAATACTAGATTATGGAATACAGGTGTAGATAGTGATAAGGATATTGCTCGTAAGAGAAAAAGAAAATTATCATATTATTCTAACATTTATATTGTAAGTGATCCAAAACATCCTGAAAATGAAGGCAAAGTTTTCTTATACAAATTTGGTAAAAAGATATTTGATAAGATATCAGAAGCAATGCAACCTCAATTTGCGGATGAAAAGGCAATCAACCCATTTGATTTTTGGAAAGGTGCAAACTTTAAACTAAAAATTAGAAAAGTTGATGGTTATTGGAACTACGACAAATCTGAATTTGAAGGTGTTACGCCAGTAGCAAGTGAAGATACTGCTATAAAAGAGATATGGGCGAAACAATATCCTTTAAAACCTTTTGTAGACCCTAGTAATTTTAAAACCTATGACGAACTCAAAGAGAAACTGAATAGGGTAATTATGGGTACACAAAGCACCGAAACTGTTGAAACAGTTGACCTCCCACAACAGACCAATGGTCAGGTGAAAAGTACTAACGTTGTGAACTCTAAACCTGCTAGTGAGGAAGACGATACATTGTCTTATTTTAGCAAATTGGCAGACGAAGAGTAAACCTTTCTCTCTCAAATAAACGTTAAAACTTCAAGGGCACCTAGTAATAGGTGCCCTTTTTCATTATAAATAGTAGTATGGCAAATATATTTGAACCACTAAAAGACAGGCAAGCAGGTGTACTAAAGTCAGCATCCTGGTACAGGAATGCAGTACAAAGTATAGCAAATAAAGCAACTGCTACTGGTCTTATGCGACAAGGTAAACTGAATAGTAGACCTAGTGCTGGACGTTTGAATATGTATTTTTACGACCCTAAAACTAAAAAGAAATTACCATACTATGATACATTTCCATTAGTTTTACCAGTAGATACATTTAGAGGCGGTTTTGTTGGATTAAATTTTCATTATTTACCATACATAATGAGATTTAGATTATTACAAGAAATACAAAGATATGCTAGTAATACGCAGTTTGATAGTACAACAAAAATAATGGCAACGTATTCTACACTTAAAAATATACCTTTGATTAAACCAACAGTTAAGAAATATTTGTGGCGACACGTAAGGTCAAACTTTTTAAGAATAGACGCAGATGAAATGGCGATGGCAGTATATCTACCAGTACAACAATTTAAAAAGGCAACAGCTAGTAGAGTTTATGCCGATAGCAGGAGAGCAATTTGATAAAAAATGGCAAAGAGAACATTATGGAGAGTTATGATAGTAAAGTTAAGAATGTGGTACGCTGACGTTAGGGGTCATCACGGACATAAATGGAACTACGAACCATCCGAGCATTATATGGGTAGAAACAAAAACAGGAAATAGATATGGCAATATTTAGAGCAGGTAAACGTATCGGTAATATGGACATAAGAGTTGGCCTACCGAGAGATAGAACATTAGATAATGTTGAAGGCGATAAAAGATTAAGAAGACAACCTGGGGCACAAAATAAAAAAACATCTATTGGCAGATTTATTTCTGAAATTAATAAGGGTGAAGGAGTTGCCAGAGCAAATAGATTTTTAATTAGATTATTTCCACCAGCAGATGTGTTTAATGAAGGACCACCTTCTCAAATAGGTTCGGAGAAAAATACACTTCTCAATTCAGATGATATGAAAAGAAATGTTGAGTTGATGTGTACTTCTATACAATTACCTCATAGGGACGTATTGACAGAAAACTTTGTAACTTATGGACCAGGTAGAAAAATGCCTTATGCATATGGTTATGGATCAAGTATTGAAGCTATGTTTATGGGAGATAAGTTTTTAAGACAAAGAGCATTCTTTGAATCTTGGCAAGGCAAATTGCATAATCTTGATACACACAGTCTTAATTATTATGACGCTTACATAGGTTCTATGGAAATCTATCAGTTAGGTTCATATAGAGAAACAGCAGATGATACAGGTTATGATGATAATTATAGAATAACATATGGTGTAAAATTGCACGAAGTATATCCAGAAACAATAGGTCAAATACAATATCAATCATTAGTAGATGATATGATACCTATGGATATACCAATAACATTTTCATTTAGAAGTTGGGAAAATATAACACTAGACGCAATAAGTGGTGTTAAGTTTGGACAACATATTCCAGATAAACCAAATATTAAACCTGCTAAGAACTATGGAATTATTGGAGGCATATTAGGTAAAATGCCACCAGAAATTAAAAGAGCAACTAAAGGTGTTATTGAGAAAATTAGAAGAGATATTCCAATTGGTAAGGGTACAGGAGGCAGGGTATATCCACCATTTGTGATAAATAAGTAATATAATATAAAGGAGTAAATTATGGCATTGCCTATATTAGAAACAGCGACATATGAATTGACATTACCATCTAAAGATGTTAAAGTGAAATTCAGACCTTTCCTTGTTAAAGAGGAAAAGATATTACTACAGGCGTTAGAAACAGGTAGTAATAAAGAAATGAGTCAAGCATTAAAACTAATAGTACACGCTTGTACTTTTGGTGCTATAGACATTGCTACGTTACCTATATTTGATGTAGAGTATCTATTTTTACAGATAAGAGCTAAGTCAGTTGGTGAGATAACAAAACTTAAATTGTTATGTCCTGATGACAAAACATCTTATGCAGAAATAGATATAGATTTATCTAAAGTGGAAGTCCACGTAGATGAAGACCATACAAACAATATTGTGGTTGATGAAGCAAAAAAGATAGGGTTGATTATGAGTTATCCTACAATTAATTCTGTAGATCCAGATACCTACGGTAAAGAAGGTATGAAAACCAAACAGATGTTTGATTTACTAGCAAATACAGTATATCAAGTGTATGAAGGAGATAAAATACAATCTGCTGGTGATTATACTAAAGAGGAGTTGCATAAGTTTTTAGAGAGTTTAGACAGTAAAGCATACAGAAAAATCAATGAATTTTTTGATACTATGCCAAAACTGAAGCAAGACATAGAAATAGAGAATCCAAAGACGAAAGTTAAGAGTAAGCTTACGTTGTCTGGATTAGCTGATTTTTTCGTATTGCCCTCTCTCACGAATCGTTAGAGAATTACTACCAAGTGAATTTTGCATTAATGCAACATCATAAATATTCATTGACCGAATTAGAAAATATGGTGCCTTGGGAGAGGGAAATATATGTCAATATGTTGACTAATTGGATCAAAGAAGAAAACGATAGAATTAGATTAAAGAATGCAGGACAAAAATAAAGGAAAGTTATGGCAGATGATTTAATAAAAGTAAAAAAGACTACTGAAGAGTATGAAGTAGCGAAGAGTGATTTGATACCTGAAGAAGGTGATGACGCTCCTACTATAGCAAATAAAATTGCAGGTCTATTAGACAAATTTAGGGTTATACCTAGACTGGTGATGTTGGCGTATATCTATGCCTTCTATAAATCAGTAACTTGGTTTATGCAATTACCCGATCCAACCAATTCACAAGCAATGTACATATCAACTATAGTTGGTGCTGGTGCAGCCTTCTTTGGATTGTATGTTGGCAAACCAGGTGCAAAGATACCTAAAATTAAAAAATAAGGAGAGTTATGGCAAATAAAAGATTAGATATATCAGGTGAATCCGCTGTAAGTATGCCTATGAAGAATCTTTTGGCTATAATCTCAGCCGTCGCTGTTGGCGTATGGGCTTATTTCGGTGTAATTGAGCGATTGAACAAATTGGAAACCAATACTACACTATTAGAAAAAGATTTATTACAGGCAGAAGAAGGTTTATCTTCTGACATAGAAAAGAACAACGAATTTAGAATCAAATGGCCGAGAGGTGATATGGGTTCTTTACCTGCTGATTCAGAGCAATTTATGCTGATTGAATTTTTAAGTGGTCAAGTAGAGTCCATACAAAAAGATTTACAGAATATGATGAACAATGCCGTTAATATTGAGAGATTGCAGAAAGATATGGAAAAGGTTCTAGCTGACGTAGAAAAATTAAAAGATAAAATAAGAAGTGTCAAAAACGGACACTCGGGAGAGTAAATATGGACGCAACAACATTAATTACCATTATAACTATGTTTATTGTGACCGATACTTCAAGCGAATTCGTTAAGTACGACGGATTAATGGATTGCTTGAAAGAGAAGAGAGCGATAGAAAAGTTAAAAGATGGTCGTAGAGTTATTTGTGGTCCTTCTTTAGCAGAAGTTGACGCAGATGGCAATATAATTAGTATCAAAAACAAAATGCCTGACCAATCAGGTAGTTTGAAACTAGGTGGTACTGCTAAATCATTATCTGAAAAGAAAAAAGAAAAGAAAACTAAAGTATTAACGAAATAGGATAAATTATGAAATTTAAAAATCATACGAGTATTCAAAATATCATTGGTGTTTTGATGTTAGCCGCTGTATTATTAGCAGTTGCTTTTACTAGTAATAGTAATAAAGGTTC